CAAGGCGCGCAGTAATGACAGGTGTCAATCAACTGTCTATGAGGATGACAGACTTTCTAGCGGATGAGCTAGGCTGTGAGTTTTTTGAAGTAACCGCACATGCAGGAGCAAGACCGTCACACAGAGTGTGGCAAGGTGAAGTATATCACAGAGGCGGAGAAAAAGACGGCTACCCCGATTTGGAAGAAACCACAGGATTGGGAAGAGTAGACGGACTTTGTGGTGCAAACTGTCGACATTCTTATCATCCGTTTTTCCCGGGCATATCCGAAAAGGCGTACAGCCGAAAACAACTGAGAGAGATTGACCCACCGTCATTTACATATAACGGTAAGGTTTATAGCACATATGAAGCTACTCAAAAGCAAAGGGATATGGAAACGGCCATACGCAAGACAAAAAGGGAGTTAATCGGTTATGATTCTGCCGGACTGAAAGATGATTACACGGCTGCCGCGGTCAAACTCAAAAGGCAGCGTGATGCATATAAAGAATTCAGTTATCTTGCTGATATGGCACAACAGAAAGAACTAACACAGATTTATGGTTTTGGGCATAGCCAAGCCAGCAAGGCAGCATGGGCAGAAAAGGCAGCAAAATCATATGGAGATTTTAAAGGTATTGCATTACCAAATGGTATTAAAATTACCGGAGCAAGTGACCACTTTGGATTGCGAGCAATGTCACGGAATGTTTCAAAAGAGGATATAGAGAATGCTTTGACAAAGCCACTGCAGATTAGTAAAATGAAAATAGATACAAAAGGCAGAGAGAGCTTCTGTTTAATAGGAGAAAAAGCAACGGTATCTGTTAATCCTGACGGTACATTGATTACCGTTTATCCAACAAGTACCAAAAGAGCTAAAAGACTAAAAGGAGATACATCGTGAAGGGTTTACGGAGCTGGTTTAATGAAAAACAACTGAATTTACTTGAAAAACTTAACTACCATTTAACTGATGATTATGATTATTCTGACGATGAAATTATTGAAATCATAGAAGCGGTAGAGGATTATTTGATGATGCACGGATTTGAAAAAGATTATGTACCAAACGACATAGGAAGTGCATGTGAAAGTATTTTGGATATTTTCGGAACAAAAACTTAAAATAAAAGTAATGTACCACCTTATTTTTAGGGTGGTTTTTTTGTGCCCTGAGCATGGCTTTAAAAGGCTTTCAATATAAAAATTATTCGTTGCGCGCGAAACAAAATAAAGTGCTCCGCAATATCGGGACTTGCCGAACAAAAAAGTACAGCGGAAAAGGAGTAAATATGTTGGATTGGTTACAAGAAATTCTAGGAGATGCATATTCTGATGATATTGAAAAGAAAATATCTCATGAAATCGGAAAAGGCTTTATTTCCAGAGCAGATTTTAATGCCGCGAATGAGAGCAAGAAAAGTCTGGAAGAGCAACTCAGAGAACGTGACAAGCAGTTAGAAACACTCAAACAGCTTGATGCAGAGGGTTTACAAGAAAAAATCAATACCTTGCAGCAAGAAAATGAGACTACAAAACAAGAGTACGAAAAACGCATAACAGAAATTAAATTTGAACACGCGTTGTCAAGTGCTCTAAAAGGTGCAAAATCCAAAAACGATAAGGCAGTACAAGCTTTGCTCGATATGGATGCACTGAAACTAACAGAATCAGGTGAAATCATAGGATTGAAAGAGCAATTGGAATCACTGCAAAAGAATGACCCTTACTTGTTTGAATCTGATAAGAAAGTACCAGAAATTATAGGAAGTACGCAAGGTTCTCCGATTGGTGACGATGATGCAGCAATGAGAGCAGCGTTCGGGCTTCCGATAAACAAAGGAGAGTAAAAAATGGCAAATAATTTAGCATTACAAAAGAAGTATGTAACAATGTTGGATGAAGTATACAAGCTTGCATCCTTAACAGCAAAACTGGATGGAGCAGAAGAACTTGCAAAGCAAGGCGCTAATGCAAATGAATTAATCATTCCTAAGCTGGATATGCAAGGTCTAGGCGACTATGACCGTAATAGCGGCTACGTGATGGGAGATGTTACACTGACAAATGAAACAGTGAAATGCAACTACGATAGGGGTAGAATGTTTACAATTGATAATGTGGACAATATGGATACCGCTGGCATTGCTTTTGGCCGATTAGCAGGTGAATTTATTAGAACAAAAGTTGTACCTGAACTGGATGCATTTCGCTTTGCTTCTTATGCAGGCATTAGCGGTATTTCTTCCGCAACACCGGCAACTCTATCCAGTGGTGAAGAAATTATTGCAGCTTTAAGAGCTGCGACAACAAAAATGGACGAAGATGAGGTACCTTTTGAGGACCGTCACCTTTTCATCACTCCAACACTGGACGGTATGATTATGGATTTGGATACTACAAAAAGTAAAGAAGTATTAAGTCGATTCACTACAAAAACGTTAGTTCCTCAAACAAGATTTTATACAGCAATTAAGCTAAAATCCGGCAAAACCTCAGAGGAAGTTGGCGGTTATGAAAAAGAGAGTTCTTCCGGTAAAGACATTAACTTTATGGTAATTCACAAACCGGCGGTTATCCAATTTGAAAAGCATATTGCTCCTAAAATTATTACTCCGGATATTAACCAAGATGCGGACGCTTACAAATTTGGGTATCGTAATGTAGGTATTGCAGATGCTTACGAAAATAAAGTGGCCGGTATTTACTTACACAACAAAGAATAGGTGATGAAATGGCAAGAATTGTGGGGTTAGTACAACCAAATCAAACGACTAAAAAAGAAGAAATAAAAGAAAAGAAGAAAGAGAATTTACCTAAGAATGAAAAAAAGGAGTGATACCATGCTCCATGTATCTTATGCAGACTACCAATCTGTATACAAAGGAACTCTTACAGAATCCGATTATGGCTGTGTGGTGGATGAAGCGTGTGCATATGTAGATAAAATTACATATCAGCGATTGAAAGAAGATATTCCCGATTATGTAAAAAAAGCTGTGTGCGCTGTTGCGGATGTAATCTTTTCAAGGAACAAGTTATTAAAAGACAGTAAATTTCAATCGAGAGTAAAATCTTTTAATAATGACGGATATTCGGAAACGTATGATTCATATTCTACGGTTCAGAGGTCTTTTAAAAAAGAGATTTACGACGCTGCAATAATTTATATTCCTCTTTCGGATCCCTTAAGATATGCGGGTGTTTCGTCATGATAGGAGCAGATAAAATCATTACCTGCTTTGTAGAGCAGAATGACGAGACATATAGGGAATATTTGGTTGCTGGTGTAACATGGCGAGAAGTAACGGCAGTAAGTACCACGGACAAGGGATTGAACTTAGATAACTTTGTAAAAATTCGCATACCCATTGAAAATGCACCGGAAAGCTTCACACCGCAGAAAGAAATGCTAGTGTTGCAAGGAAATTGCAACGAAAACGTTGGTGTAGATATCACTGCCAGCGCACTCAAGAGAAAGTATAACGCGGTGACAATAAAGTCTGTGACCTATAACACAGACGGTCAATGTCCGCATTGGAAGTTAGAAGGTGTGTAAATGGCCGGAATTAAAATCAAAATTGACCCAGTAGACAAGATACTACTAAAGCGCAACTTGAACCAAAACGGACAAGCACAAAAACTCTTTTCCAGTGAAGTTCGCCGTATGTCTGACCCTTATGTACCTTTTCAAAAAGGACCTTTGAAAAATACGGCTAGAGTGTATCCGAATCGTATCGAGTACATTCAGCCGTATGCCAGAAAAAATTACTATGAAAACAAAGGTTACGGCACGCAGGGAACAAGTAAAGGCGGCTTACGCGGTAAGCAGTGGGTTCCGCGCATGTGGATTGACAAAGGCAAAACCATTGTGAGAAGCGTTGCGAAGTTCGCAGGAGGTGTTGCGAAATAAACATTATCAATGCGATTTATGACTATATGCGTACTTGTCCGCTTCTTGATGAAGATGGAAAAGTACGTATTAATTTTTTAGGGGACACCCCAATTGAATATGTAATTGAAGAAGTACCGGCAGAACCGATAGTCAAACGATATGTTGACGGCTCATCGATTCGGCAGGTACTTTTTATTTTCGCCAGTCGTGACGATTACGACAAAAGCGCAATACAA